GTATTAAGTGCTTTATTAAAAATGGATGATCTATTTTGCTCTACTGTTTTTTTACTAATATCAGAGGATAAATCATTTAACTCATTTTCTAAATCGCTAAGTTCGGCTAAACCGAGATCGGTTGATGCTCCACCCCCACGTTTTTTATCATTCATTAATAATTCAATTCCTCCTCCAAAGTTTACTGACGGCTGACGATTAATTGTATCATTATATGAGCTTGGTGTAGGTTTTAAATTTACAACTGGTTTTGTGTCATTTGAATTAATTTCAATAACAACGGATTCTAACTCACTCATTATACATGAATAAGAACATATAATTTTAAGTAATACGAATTGTATATTATATTAAATAAAGAGTGAATTTTTGAAATTTTCTAAATTCTATTCTAAATTAATATTTTGAGTAAGTAAAGATATGGATGGATAAAGTGATCCGGAAGATAAATACCAAATTCCTTGTAAAAAACAATCAGCTAAATCATCTTTTTTTTTATGTTTGTTAAATAAATCCATAATTTTATCTTTATTAATATTATTATCACTATTTTTAATTAATAATTTTTTAGTTATTTCGATTCCGATTCGTTTTCGTTCAGAGTATGTGGTTTTTTTTGTACCAAGAAATGCCTTTAATTTATTAGCTGCTGAAACATATTGTATATTTTTCAGATCTTTCATTATGAAATATTGACTAAGCATTCCTTGTATACAATTCATACGATTTGCAATAGGACCAATTTGATTTTCGATTAAAACAATATCTATATCAGAAAATATAAAAGTACTAAGTTCATCTAATGTTTCTTTAATAGAGATTCCAATATCAATTAAGCTTATATCTTTACATGCCAGATAACTTACATTTTCGAGAATATATTTATCTATATATTGTTCAAAATGTTTCATTAAATTTGTTCGATTATTCGATCCAATAATAGTTATATCATGTTCAGTTGCTAATTTGCACATTTCATCTAATTTTAATCGTTTATATTTATTAAGATCAGCAGTAGGTAATTTAAAGTCTGATTTTGCAGCATGTGTTTTGCAATAGAAATGATCATTCTTATGATATTTTGCTTCTTTAATACATTTAATAGTTCCCTTTTTATTTTTAGTAAAGCCTTCGCAAAAGTTTACTTTTCTCTCGCATAAATGGATTACTTCCCAAAATAAAATTTTGAAGCCATTATCAGTAGTTTCTAGAATACATAGTGCTAAATTTTTGATTCCGACATCAATACTTAAAATTTTCATATATATATATATGAAAATCATAAAACTTTTAACTAATTTTGCAAATGCTATATCTGTTGATATATTATTATCT